GGGAGGCGAACTCGAATTGTTCATCTTCAAGTTCACGTGGTGGTTCCAACACAATATTGAGATTGGCATAATACCTCTCCAACTCAATTTGCTCATCTGGAGTAAGCCCATAAGCGATCCAATATGACAATCTAGCCTCTGGCGTAACAGTACCATAAGACCGATCCATATTTGTCATCAACATCCTCATACTCCAGGTCAGAACTTTCTCAGATATGGCTCTACCCCCCAACTGACAACACTTCAAGTACCACTCTTGTGCAACAGGCAAACCTCCTGTGCAACGCAAGCCTCCTCCACCAACAGATGCTAACCAAGTTTTGATTTGTTTAATACTCTGGTACGGAGCTAGCATTGTTGTATCCTTCGACAAAATGGCAAAGGGATCACGAGTCATAACCCAACGTGACCCATCGTATATGGGATGGGTTTGACAAAACTCAATTTTATCAAACTCGAATACTGGTGTTTCAACCTTCATGTTAAACCCCATCCCATAGAACCAGTCAAACAACCCTGTTTGGAAAGCTTTCAAATCCCGTCTCTCCATGAAACATACACAATCATCTCCATTATTCGCCAATTGGAAATCAATACCAGTGTCAATCGAATATTGCTTCAACATTGAACACATTAACACACAATTCCCAAGAGATGTATTCATATCACCAGACATCCTGGTGCCTCTGATTGTATATGATAGCCTACCATCAGGAGCATACCCAACACACTTGTTCTTTAGCTGCATATCCAACAATCGCTTCAGCTTCTTCCTGTGTTGACTCTTCGCAAAGCATTTTAAATAAATCTCATGCTCCCATTTTAAGGCGTCAAGTGAGACATGTTGGTCAAATCGACTAGCATCCAAGCCAATTGCAACAGGATCTTTAAATTTATCCCATTTCTCCCGTAAAATCGCTGCAGACTTGTATGCATTGTAACCTTTGATCACAGTCTTCATCCCGAATAGCTTTCCCAAACTCTTAAATAGTCTCGGTTCAAGTTTCTTTATAAACTTCCCCAATGCC